GGTGCATTACCATAAGTAGAGCCATTTCTATAAAATTGTGCTGTTCCATTAGTTGCGTCAAAAGCAAGTCCAGCAATATCACCATTAGAAAATGCAGTTAATCCTGTTTGAATGTTGCTACCACCACCTGTTAATCTTCCTTCTGCTTCAAGTGCAAAAACTCCAAAATCTTTTAAAGAGCCAGATATAGCTTGTGATGTGCTTATAAGTCCGATTACTGCATGAGCCACTACTTTAGTTACTAATTTTGTTTCTACATAATATTTACCAGAACTAGCAGCAATAGTTGAAATACCATACTTATTATTCCAATCATTTGAGCCACCACCTGTAATAGTATTATTACCATTACTAAAAGTGTTATCTCTACTTTCATAGATTAAAGGATTTAATGTAGCAAAAACATTGCTTGGACAATCTTCTGTTTTTGTAACTGTACCTGATACTAAACTAAAGTTATTAGAATTAGCTGATTGGTCTGTAATTGTATTTCCATCTTTAAGAATTGTAAATCCATTTGTGCCTGGAGTAAAAGTAGGAGAAGTATTTATTTGCCATTCTCCAGTTGTACTGTCTATTGAACCAAATACTGTTGGTGCTAAAGAAGTTCCATCACAATGATGAACATGAGACATTACTCCATCAAAATAATCATAACTATTAAGATGTCCACCTAAATTATGTGGATAAGTATTATTCCAACTTAAATCTGTATTTTTTGCAGGTATTGTATCTGTTGCATAACCACCTACTGTTCTTTCATCAACACCATTTATATATAATCTAATTCTATCTTCTCTAGTATCTTGTGTCATATCTACCCTTAAAACAGCATGGTAAAAAGCTGAATGGTCAGAGAAAGTTCTATTACAAGATAAATCAAAATTATTTCCATAAAATCTAATTTTTCTATCTGCTTTAATCATAAATCTAAAATGACCACTAGAAGTCTGACCAATTAATTCTCTTGAAGTTCCACCTGAACTTTCAGTAAATGGGTGTCTACCTATTCTAAACCAAAGTGAAATTGTAAATGTTTTTCTATTACTTGCTGAACTTGGTGTTCTTGATATTTTAGTATTAGCCATTAGTTAAATTGTCCCCCACCTGTTGCACCAAAGCTAGATGTTAGACTGAAATTTCTGTCTACTGTCTGAGCTTCAGCATCTGTTATTCTTAATGTAAAATTGTATGTTGTGGCAGCAGTTGATGTTCCACCAAAATCAGTTGTAGATATTACACCATTTGTAGCCAAACTGCAATTAGCACCTGATGATGCAGTTAAAACATTTCCACCAGATGTAACTTCACTAAATGTAATTGCACTATCTGATGAACCTACAACTGTAAATACTGTACCAGAAAAATTACCAGCAACTGAACCTAGTGATCCTGCTCCTGTTGTAAATGATGGTGCAGTAGATGCTGTTAAAATATTGTTTGTTGATCTTCCAGCATTACCATCTGGATTTTCTATTCTAACATAATAATTACCTGATGCTAAAGTTACATTAACTGAAAGTGTTGTAGCATTGGTAAATGAAACTGTATTAGAATTTGTAATAGCACCTGTTGAACCATTTATAAATTGTACTTGTGGTATTGAAACAAAGTTTGTTCCTGTAATATTTATTGTTGTAGCTGTTGCAGGTGGTATTGTTTGAGATACATCTGCTACAGTTGGTTTAGTTTCTGCTGCTGTAATCCAAGATAATTGGTTTGTGCTTGAACCACTACTAGCAAGAACTTGATTTGCTGATCCTGTTGATGTTGGTAAAATTAAAGTATAACTTTGTCCAGCAGAATGAGCTGGTGCTTGAATTTTTACACCATGAGAATTTTGTGAACAATTAAGTGTAATCTTACCATCTGCTGATGATCCATCTCCAAGAGCAGTTAAAGTATTTGCGTTAATTGTTCCTGTTACAGCAGCAGTCGTAAGAGTTTTACCTGACATTGATGTTGGTAATCTTGCATCTACAATTGTACCAGTTAAATTAGCTGATGGTATTCCACCAGTACCAGTAATATTATTACTGTTTAAATCTAAGTTACCACCAAGTTGAGGTGAGCTATCATCAACTACATTTGCTATACCAGGTGATATTGCTACCCAAGCTGAGCCATTATAAAATTTTAAATTAGAGTCACCTGTTACAAAAGCTAAATCTCCAGAATCTAAACTTGATGTGGGATTTGAAGATACTACTCTGTATCTTTCTGCAAAACTATTTACACCAGCTATGTTTGTTGCTGTGGTATTAACATTTGCAATTGATCCACCAACATTTGTAACATTTGTATTATTTGCTGCTACTGTATTGATGTTTGTAGAGTTTCCAGCAACTGTATTAATATTTGCAGAATTAGAATTTACATTTGATATTGCTGTAGCATTTGCTGCAACAGTTGAAACTTCTGTAGCTTTAGGAACTAATCTGTGAAAATTGTAAGTGTGTTGTGTAGTTGTAGATTCAACTAAGATACCAAAACCTGTTGGTAAAGATGCGTTAGCACCACAACCATTTAATGTAACTGTTGAATTACCAACTGTACCATTAGCAATTGTAACTACACCTGATCCATTTGCTGTGTAATTAGTTGAAAGAGCTTCAACACTAACAATAGTTCCTACACCATTATTAACATCTGGATTTACATTTGGAAAACTTGTTTCGTTTGCAATTGGAACAAAGCCACCCACATCATCTACAAGATCAATAACTCTTGCATCAATAGCAGCAGTCGTTGCAATAAAATTATCTGAAGCTGACCATGATTGACCTGAGTTAATTAAATCAGATGTATCTTTATTTAAAAATCTAGTATTAGATGCTGATGTTGTGTAAAAAGTATTATCATCTGGAGTATGACCAGATTGTTCTGATGCTACAACTATAGCTGCGTCTGCAATCTTACCAATTGTTACAGCATCATCTGCTATCTTTGCAGTAGTTACATTACTGTCTGCAATCTTAGCAGTTGTAATATTTGCATCTGCAATATGAGCTGTATCAATACTGCCATCTACATAGTGTTCTGAATTTATACTATCATCTGCAATCTTAGTTCCATTAACTGCATCTGCATTTATCTTAGCAGTTGTAATTGCATTATCTGGAATTTTTGCAGTAGTTACTGCATCATTAGCAATTTTATTTGTTGTTACTGAACTATCTGCAAAATTTGTTGAATTAATAGCTCCAACTGGTATTGAATTGTTTGTAGAACTTAGTGCTGCAATAAATATTCTTAATGTGTTTGTTGATGCACCTATATTACCACTATCAAAAGCTGCTGTGATTGCTTGTAAAGTACCATTGTTAGATGATGCTGTAATTGCTCCATAAACAACAGTACCATCACCTTTTAAAACTTTTAATCTTCTATTTACATGATAGATCGCAGTAATATCAACACTACTTGCTATAGTAAATTGAGTTGTTGAAACCCAAGCTGGAACATAAGCTGAATCTCCATCTCCATATTCTACCCATTGACTATCGTTAAACCACTCTCTAGTATTTTTCATTAATGCTCTGATTGCATTATTTAAATTACTAGGTAACATTCCCTCTGCTGTATTAATACTATTCAGAGAAGTATTGTTTGCCTGTGTTGTTGAGTAGTCTTTTATTCCTGCCATTTATTTTCTCCTAATTCATAAACCAACTAAAAGCCTTATCGCTTTCAGCATTGTTCTTGTTAATTAATGTATTTACAGCTTCTTCAACTTGTCTTTGAAAAAATTCCTGTGTTTCAATTGAATATCTAATATTATCAATATCTATTTTATCACTCATTATCTATCGCCACCTTGACTAGCTTTTAAATCTATTCCTTGTGCATGACTCCAAACAGTTCCAGCAGGTACTTTTACATTTGCTCTAAAGTATCTACCAGATTGTCTTACTGGACTTATGCCTGTTGTGTTAGCTGTGCTTGATGCAGAAGTTGTAACTGTTTCTGCTAAAGTGTTTCTAGTTTTAACTGTTACATTAGCAACAGCATCTACTATTGGTCTGACACCTGTAATGTTAGCTCTTAAACCTGGAAATACTTCTTGTTCTCTAGTTTCAAGTTCAGCTTCTAAATTTGTTCCAGAAAAGATAGCTGCTTTAAAGTTTTCATCAATAGCACCTAATTTTAAATGTCCTACTGTCCAAAAATCTGTATCTAATGAAATATTAATTTCATCTAAGTTTTCAGATATTAAATCCATTAACTCAACTGTGTTAAAACTTACAAACTGTTCAAAAATTTGTGATGCTTTAACATTAGCAATTGTCCATTTTTGAGTTACATAATTATAAATAAGCAATCTATCACAAACACCATTAGTATTTGCATTATTTTTACTTGGATATAACCATATCGCTAAAGTATTAAATGGATCTACTGCTGCTGTTATTCTATCTGAATATGCTTTGTTTAAATCTTGGTCAAAAAATCTATTTATTTTTTCTGCACCAATCGGTAATATTTGATCTCCATTAATTTGAAAAAAACCATCATCAGCATAAAAGAAAACTTGTCTATTATCTTGACATACACTTTGTCCAAAAACAGCTCCTCTATTAGGAGATATAACTGAAAATCTAAAAACTACATTTCCACCAACAAAGTCCATTCTAGTTATTTGGTTTTGTCTAAAAACATAACCAACCTCACCAGAAGTTATTGCAACTACTTGACCACCTGATCCTGGTAAAACTTGAGTATCTGATGAACTAACACCAGCTTCCCAAACTGAAATATCATTAATACCTGACCAGGCTAATTTATTTTTTGCATTTTCTAAATTACCTGTCACCAAGAAATCCCTAATGACGCCACTGACTCTAAACTTAGCTGGTACTGTTCCTGCTGTTGCAATACTTTGTAATG